CGTTTATCCATTCATACTTGAAATTTCGGGTAACGCCGTTTGACGAATAAGAGTTCTGACCCTCTGCACCTATTTTCAAGTAAAGGTCTACACAAGCCATCGCAAGTGAATTTTTACAAGCCGATAATTCGTTAATTTTTCTTTCATCTTTGAAATGATTAGGGAAATTACATTTTTTTAATGCGTACTCCATCACAAAGCTGACTATTGATAACGGAAATTCCTCAAATTCTGAATCATCCCCATCGTCACTTTCTGTCAAATATGCTTTTGCTAATGCCCTGATCTCGGCTATAAGTTCATTCATAATGTAAAATTCCTTATTTTGTCTTGCGTTTGTAAGTAGGTTTCTTGTCTACTTTTTCCTCTTTGGTTTCTTTTACTACCGGGGTTTCCTCGATAGGTTGTTCAACCTTTTCGGTTTTCTTTTCTTCAACGGGTATTTCCTCGCCTGCATTGTAGTATTTGCCGTTGTATTTTGTTGCGTATGGTAAAATCATTGTCTATCTCCTTAAAAGGCTTGTAAGGGGCTTTAAAAGCCCCCACAAGACCGTTTATTTTGATTAGTATGTTACAGAAGATGCAACCTTGAGCATATACGTAGAATCCATTTGTTCAAACGAAGGTAACACAATCTCGGATGCGATTGTCTTTGTCTGAACAGGGTCAACTGAATTTGTAACTGTAACGGCAATTCCGTCAATTACAGTACAATCGTAGTTTGCATCCTCCATGAGTGTTGCTTCCTCGGGTGTTACACCAAACCATGTATTTCCGAGTGCGCCATCGGGAATGAGTGTTGCCATACCATCGGGATAGAATTTCTTTGCCTGTCCTGCCTCGTTCTTGTAAAGTTTTGTGTAAACAATTACATTGATTCCGAGTTCGTTAGCAAAAAGTTCCTTAACCCTTGCGTCTGTCATAAAGATATTTGCGGAAACATTCTGTGCAAGAATAGCCGACTTAATCTTTGCGTTCTGCTTTAACAGATTCATTGTAGCCTTTGAAACAATCATGTTTGTAGGTCTTACACCTGTAAGTGTTTCAACGGCATCCTGTGCGTTAGCAATGTCTGCCATAGGGTTTGAATTGGTTGTATCTGTCCAATAGTTTGTAGGTTGAATAGCACCAACATCGGCAAAGTTATTTGTTGAATAACTGTTGTTGGGGTCATAGTTGTATGCGTATGTTGCGCCGTTAGCAGAAATTGAGATAGAGGGGTGTCCATTTGCGTTAGCAAGGAGTGACATTCTCATTCTCTCGGGTACTACCTTTGCACCTGCAATAAGTGTGTTTGCATCGTCAAAGATATGTGAAAGTACCTCTCTTGCGTAAGGGTCTGACGAATCCTGTACACGCATCATATCCTGTCTGTCCTGCTCCTTAACAAGCATAGATTCCTTGAAATATGCCATTTCTGTTTCATCCATCTTGAATCCCTCACGGCTTCTGATTGTTGAAACAGTATCAAAAGCAGACGGAGAAAGTGATACGGGCAGACCCTTTGATGTTCTTATCCATTTAAGGTCAAGACCCATCTTCTTCTTTGTAGGGAAAAGACCCTCGCCAAGATAAGGAATAGCGTTCGATGCTACTTTTGTTTGAACAATAGCAATGGCTTTTGAATTATATACATCAGTAATTCTCATTATGCTTATCCTCCTTTAATTATTCAAAAAACAGATTAGTAAGGGCTGCTTTACAAGCTGTTGCAAGTGTAAGACCACTATTAGCCTCTGCATTTGTAAGATTGATTGTAGCGAATCCCTTGATAAGTGAACCGTTAGGGTTATCAACATATACATCGTTGAGAAGAATACCTACGGCATCGCCATCGTTCTGAATTGTACCATCTGCACCGATAGGGCTACCAGCCTTTACTACATCGGTATTTGAAAACTCTGATGATGCGATTGTGATAGGCACGAAAAGTTCGCCACCGAGTTTTCTTTTAAGAATTTCGGGTGTTGAAACAACTGAATTTGTATCAAATACCATTTTTCTTTCCTCCTATAAGATTTTGTTTGTGTTACATATATTTTGCTAAAACATCGCTTGATGACTTGTTTGATTCTGCAAGTGTTTCGCCGATGTTTTCTGCCAATTTTTCAGCATCGGTCTTTTCAGGTTGTCCACCGCCTTGTGAACCACCGGGGTTTCCTGCTTGTCCTGCAAGTTCTTTAACCTTTGCGTCAACGGCACTTGTTTCTTTTTCAGAAATAATTGTGCCTAATAGTTCCACATCAAGTGTGCCACCTGCCAATGATTGAATAAGTTTATCCGCGTTTTCTCCGATAATCCCTTTTTCAGCCAAATTTGCTTTAAGCTCTTTTGTCTTTAACTCACTTTGCAAACTATCAAATTGCTTTTTCAGTTCGTCATATTGAGTATCTTTCGTTTCAATCGTCTTGTCCTTTTCAGTTTGGGCGTTCTTCATTGCCTCTAACTGTTTTGTCAACTCGGCTAATTTAACAGAATCGGTTTTATATCCCTCTGCTTTCTGCTTTTCGGCTTGTATATCCTTGCCGTTCTCTTTCATTACCTCGTTGATCTGTTCATCGGTAAGTCCTAACTCTCTTAATGTTTCTCTATTCATTTTTTCCTCCTGCCTACGATTTTTCCGTGTTTTCATCACGATGGCATCTCTTATTTGACGCATAAGTGCGAATTTTTATATATAAAAAAGTCTTGCGACTTAATTACTGTATTTGATGTGGCATCGACAGTTGATTACATTTTGTGCTTTAGGGTTCATCGACAAATCATGTGGAAACAACATCATATCGCCTCCAACTTTGAAATAATCATTTATTCCAACCACTTTGTTATCAACAAGTTGATGTGATTTCCTAACCCTGTTATCTTTTTCGGTAAGCCATTGTTTTTTGGTAAATCCATTGTTAATAGCATTTTGATAATCGCTATAATTCATAATGGTATTTGCCTCGGTTTCGGCTATATCCAAAGCCCTATCTTGTGACAGATAATACTCTGTTTCAAGGTTTTCAAAAGTTGTATTGACAATTTCAAGTGTAATAAAATTCACATATCTTTCTGTGTAACTATCAGAAAAACCGATTATATCCCTGAATCGTCTTTGCAACATTGTCACATAGTAATCTATGTCTTGTACACCATTTGTATATGCTGTACCACTAACAAGAAACAAGAACATAGCAATAAGGTTATAAATTTCTTTGGCAATATCAACCCTATCCCCCACTTGTTCATCCGTGATTTCATTCATTTCCCGGAAATACTGATACAGTTCTTCGGTAATTTCATCATCGGATAAGGGTATATTCAATTCGTCTTTATCAAGTATTGCCATTCTTAACCCTATTGTCTATGTTTGCTATGTCCTCAGCTTGTTTGCCTTGTGTATAGCCTTGTTTAATGTCAAGTGTTTCTCTTGATTGTGTGTAAACTTTTTCGCTATCGCTCCAAAGTCCTGATGTTTTTATTGCTGTTTTCGGGTCAACACCTGCTTGTAATAAAAGCATAAGTGAATTTGCCTTAACATACAGGTTGTCTGTCGGAGAATGACTTATCTTTACATCCACATCAAACATATTTAACGGCAAATCTTCTTTGCCCTTTGCAAGTTGAATGGTTGCAAGAATGATTTTTGCAAGTCTTTTCTCTGCTTCTACTGTGTAAGGATCTTTAATTCCTGCCCTTTGTTTAGCAAAATCCCATCCGTTTCGGAGTTCAACAGCACCTTGCGAATCACCTGTTTTTGAACCACCCTCTTTATTGGGGATTCCAAGTATAGACGCAATATTGTCAAGTATATCCTGTTTTGCAACTTGTGTTTCGCTTTGGTTAAGTTCCTGCGTCATAATATCAACATCGGCTTGTTTGTCCTTTGTTGAATTAACCATGATAGCGCCGTTTTCTTTCATCTTTCTAAATTCGGTTTCGTCTATCTCGCAGTTAATAAACTTAATAAAGCTCTGTACAAATTGTTCAACGGCATCAACACGGTTGCTCTGATAGTTGTTAATAGCATCAAGCATATCAATAACTAACTCTATATCAGAAATTCTGTCCTGATTATTAGGATATTCCACAATGGGAATGCTACCAAACAAGTGCAATCTCTTATATGCAACCTCATTTTGTCCCAGATCAAGTAACTGTCCGTTTTTTATACGGTATTCAAATCTATCGTCAAAACACAAAAAGAATTGCTCGTTGTTTTCGTCCTTTAATCTCTGAACAGCCAACATCGGTTCTTCGGTGTATTGTGAATAGATAATGTATGTATTAAGTGGTGTGGGTACTGTTATTCTAAAAGGCACATCGCCGTTTTTCCTTTGAATAGCCTTAAATCCTGTACCTACCGCACTTGTCCATTCTCCTGATGATATGTCACGCACTTGCTTATCTGCTGCCGCAACATAATCATTAAGTTTGTCTATTAGGTCACTTATGCTCTCGTCTTTTTTCCGGGAAATATACTGAATCGGCTCGCCATTTGTTTGTCCGTTCTTAAACTGAACAATCTCCCATGCGTGATTTTCAACAACATTGTTGCATACATCGTCACGAATCGTCTTATTACGATAACGAATAGGCTGATCGCCGTTTTTATATCGCCACAAGTATTCGCATATCTCTCTGTTGCGATTAAAAATACCGATTGTATTATTTACAACACTTATAACATTGTCCTCGGTTATTCTCTCAACATTCGTGTATGCAATTTTTCGTCCATAACAACCTTTTACAAGGTCTTGCAATGTTTTGTTATTCATATTTCTCCAAAGCAAAAAGCCCTACCGTAATGGTAAGGCTTTTAAAAGCGAGGCAAATTTGATGAAATCGACAAATCTTCTTTTCACGATTTTACAATAACAAGAAGAAAAAGTGAAATCTATGTTTTGTCTACTATATTTTTCTATCCGACTACTATATCTTTCTGACTATCCCTTTTATTTTTTAATATTGCATCTATTTCATTGTAAC